CTTCCGATCTGGGAAAGCCCAAACGTAGTTAGCACACTTTTTTTTTACCCAAATTTATGCTTTTTTTTGTTTTTTTATAGTTTTTAAAAAACGTTGTTTTGCGTGGTTATGTGATATTATGTTATTACGTAGTGGTTCTAAGTAAGATTGCTAATACAAAGGATTTTTATGACCGACAAACACCAAATAGCAGATGATCTTACAACATTAGCGTATCCAATAGAAAAACTTAAACACTTAGACGGCAATCCACGTAAAGGTAACGTTGAAGCTGTAAAAAAAAGCTATGAGAAGTTTGGACAAAGAAAACCTATAGTTGCAACTAAAGACGGTGAAGTTATTTCTGGTAATCATCAACTTGCAGCTGCTAGAGAATTAGGTTGGAATAAAATTGCAGTAGTTTTTACAAATGATGATGAATTAACAGCTAAAGCATTTGCGTTGGCAGATAATCGTACAGCTGATCTAGGAACGTATGATGATGATTTATTAGCAGATATGCTTGGTGCAGTTTCAAGTGATTTAGAAATGTTAGAAGCAACAAGTTTTACTGAAGATGATTTATATAAATTAATTGGATTTGATGAAGTTGATGAAAAAGAATTACCAGAAACAGCAAAAAAACCAAAAACAAAATTTGGTGATAAATATAAATTAGGTAATCATTTTTTAGTTTGTGGAGACGCAACTAATTTAGATAATTATAAAATAAAATGCGATATAGCGTTTACTGATCCACCTTATGGGGTTGATTACGAGGGTGGCACAAAAGAAAAATTAAAAATAGAAAACGACACTAGATTTGATTTAGAAGATTTGCTTTACGATAGTTTTGTGAATATATCAATGAGCATTAAAGGAAATGTGTTTATTTGTAGTCCATATAAAAATATTGATATATTTTCAAGATTATTTACAGATATATTTAATTTTTCTACATTACTTGTATGGAAAAAAGATAAACCAGTACTTACTAGAGGACATTTTAATTCTTTTTATGAACTTATTTTTTATGGTTGGTTAAAAAACAGTTCATCTTCTTATAAGGGAACTATGAAAGAAACAGATATTTGGGAAATACCTAGACCAAAAATTAATGATAAACACCCAACTTCTAAACCAGTAGATTTATGTAAAAAGGCAATAGAATTATCAAGTGACGTTAATGATTGGGTTTTAGATCCATTTTGTGGAAGTGGTTCAACTTTAATAGCTTGTGAAAGTATAAAAAGAAAATGTTATGCAATAGAATATGATCCAAAGTATTGTGATGTAATTGTTAATCGCTGGGAAAACTTAACAGGACAAAAAGCAGAACTCATAGATGAAATAAAAGTGGCCGACTAATGCCGACCACTTTATTACATAAAGAGAGTATAAAACCTCAACAAGAAATGCAGTTAAACAAAAAAAGTCAACTCCAACTCCTTATTAACTTATACTTAAATTTAAGGATACCACAATAATGGGTAAACGTGGTCGCATACCAAAACAAAAAGATAAATTAACAGGGCATAGGGATAATTCATTGAGTGTAATACACGGTGGTAAAGCATTTGAAACACCAAAAGCCAATTCACGTTGGCTAACTAAAACACGTAATTACTGGAAACAGTACTGGGAAAGTGAACTAGCAAGTACAGCACAACAAGTTGACTTCCCGGCATTTTATAGATTGTTTCAATATTATGATGAAGTGGAACGTGCTAATCGTACAATACAAAATTTAGGCAATAAAGGTTTATTAAGTGTTGGATCAACAGGGCAACCTACAATCAATCCATTAATTAGCTTAACCTTAAAGTTAGAAGAAAAAATATTAAAACTAGAACAAGAATTAGGATTAACACCACTAGCTAGACAAAGACTTGGTATTGCGTTTGGCGAAGCACAAATGGGCTTTAAACAATTACAACAACTTTTACAAGATGATGAAGAACAAGCATTGATAGATCCACGTGTATTAATGTTGGAAGAAGAATAAATGAGTTGGATAAAAAACAGCGTAGAATACGTAAAACAGTTTTTAGAAAATATAAATATAGATGACCACGACACAGAATTTGAAGAAGAAGAATAATGATTAGCTTACCAGAAACAAGGGGTGCAAGGGTTGTAAAGTTTATAGAGAAGTTTTGCGTACACGGTGAGGGTGATTTCTTTGGTGAACCATTTAAGTTAGATCAATGGCAACAAGCAATAATTTATGATTTATATGAAATTAAAGATAACGGTGAAAGAAAATATAGAGAAGCATTAATAGGATTACCAAAAGGAAACGGCAAAACAGCATTAGCAGCAGCAATAGGTATGTATGAACTTCTTGGATCTGGTGTAACTAGTCCATTAGTTGCCGTTGCTGCTGCAAGTTACGAACAAGCAAACCTAGTGTTTGGAACTATGAAAACTATGTGTCAAGAAAGTATATTTTTACGTGATATGGTTGAAACGTTTGAAAATGAAATACAAGTTAAGAACGCACCGGGTAGAGCATTTAGAGTTGCTGCAAAAGCAGGAACAGCAGACGGTGGTAGAAACAGTTGCTTTATAGCTGATGAAATACACGAGTGGAATAACATTAACTTAGAACGTGTACATTATGTTTTATCAAACAATACAGCTAAACGTAAAGACGGATTGGTGCTAAATATTACAACAGCTGGACACGATCTTGATAGTATGGCAGGTCGTATGTATCAACGTGGATTATTAAAAGAAGCAGGAAAACAAGAAGATGAAGAGTTTTATTTTAAATGGATTGGTGCAAAAGAAGATGACGTACCAACAGATGAAAGTATTTGGGAAAAAGTAAACCCGGCAATACCAAATGATTGGTGGCCAATAGAAAACCTTAGACGTAGGCATAAATCATTACCACTAAACGAATTTCAAAGATATCACCTAAACCAATGGACAAGAACAGAAGAAGAAAGTTGGATAGAAATAGAAAAATGGTTAGCTTGTCAAGATGAGGAACTAGAACTAGAAGTAGGCGTAGATACATTTGTTGGTGTAGATATGGCACTACGACACGACAGCGTTGCAATAGTGTATGGCCAGAAAGATGATAATGAAGTAATTAATATGAAATCTAAAATATGGCTACCAAATGATGACAACTTTATGGACTATCAAGAAATAGAAACATTTATTATTTCATTAATGACAGATTACAAAGTAAAAGAAGTAGCGTATGATCCAGCATTTTTTGAACGTTCTGCACAAGTATTGTTAGACCGGGGTGTACCTATGGTTAACTTTCCACAAACACATAGTCGTATGATACCAGCGTGTGGTAACGCTTATGATTTAATTGCTAACACAAAAGTAAGACACGATGGCGACCCAACATTTACAGATCAAGTAATGAGTGCTGCACAAAAGATAACAGATATGGGTTGGCGTTTATCTAAGGGTAGAAGTAAAAGAAAGATTGACGGTGCAATAGCTATGGTTTTAATGCTTGATAGGATAACTGCACCAGAACCACTTAGTGATGAACCAGAAGTATCAATAATTAATTTATGAATTTATATAATGGAAATTGCTTAGAAGTAATGCAGGATATTCCTGATAACTCTATTGATTTTATACTTACAGACTTACCTTATGGCACTACTCAATGTAAGTGGGATAATATAATTTCTTTTAATCCTATGTGGAAACAAATAGAAAGAATTAAAAAAAATAAATCTGCTGTATGTTTATTTGGTAATCAACCATTTTCAACAAAATTAATAAATTCAAATATTAATCATTATAAATATGATTGGATTTGGAATAAAAAACAAGCAGGTAATCCTTTAAATGCAAAAAGGCAACCTTTAAAAATATATGAAAACATACATATTTTTTATAAGCATAATTATTATCCAATTATGAGAATAGGAAAAATGAGAACTAAAGGTGGATTAAATAAGCAACCTAAACACACAAATAAAGTAAATTTAAATTATAAAGTAAAAAATAATAAATATTATCCAACTGCAATTTTAGAATTTTCAAATGCTAATAAAAGAAATAAAGTACATCCAACACAAAAGCCAACAGATTTACTTGAATACTTAATAAGAACATACACAAAAGAAAATGAAGTAGTTTTAGACTTTACTATGGGAAGTGGTAGCACAGGTGTAGCTTGTGTAAATACTAACAGAGATTTTATTGGAATAGAGTTAGATCAAGAATATTATAAAATAGCAAAGGAAAGGATAGATGAAAAACTATATAACAACACTAATTGAAGTAGTAGGTGCAGGACTTATAATTTATGGAGTATATACAATAAACGTATCATTAGCGTTAATAATCGCTGGTGCGTTTTTAATTACAGGAAGTTATTTAGCAGTTAGATGAGTTTATTCAAAAGAGAAAACAGGGACGCAGCTTTAGGAAACCTTGTTGATTTATTAGCTTTACGTGAGGGTGGTTTATACAACTACACAGGCGAAAAAGTAAACGAAATGTCGGCACTAGGCATATCAACTGTATTTAGTGCAATATCATTAATTGCAGACAGTATTGCGTTACTACCAGTTAAAACACTTCGTTATGATGGTCAAAAGACAATATTTACTGATAAACCAAAGTTTTTAGATAAACCTAATGTTGGGCTTGATCTAACAATGTTTTCATTAATGCACCAAATTATTACATCACTTGCTATGCACGGTAATAGTTTTGTGTTAGTTGATAAAGACAGACAAGGGCGACCAATACAACTTACCCCAGTACACCCAGAGAAAGTAAAGGTAGAAATGACAGACGGACAAAAATGTTATTATCTACAAACATCTAAAGGTAATTACGACAGAAAAATTACAAGTAATAATATGTTGCATTTCACTTGGTATTCTTATCCGGGACAGCTTATAGGTGTTAGCCCATTACGTACCAATTCAAATACTTATGGTCTTGCATTGGCTATGGAAAGGCATATTGCACAATTCTATGGTCAAGGTGGTACACCAAGTTCTGTATTAGAAACAGATAGGGATTTGACAGCTGAACAAGCTAATATATTAAAAGAAACTTGGTTGAATAATCACAACAGAAATAGAAAACCAGCAGTACTTACTGGTGGTCTAAAATGGAAAGCTATTAGTGACGCAGCAGGAAGTGAACTTATAGCTGCAAGAGATCAGATTGTTCACGAAATAGCAAGAGTATTTAGAATACCAGCACATTTGCTTTTATCTAAAGACGGTTCAAATGTATATTCAAATATTGAAAGTAACGGACTTGCTTTTATTAGACACACACTATTGCCGTGGATTAGACGCATTGAAGACGGTTTTAGTACTTTGTTACCGGGTAAACAGTTTGTTAAATTAGACACAGATGAATACGCAAGAGGGGATCAGTTAAGCCGTGTAAGGTCATTTCAAGTAGCAGTTAGTTCTGGAATAATGACACCAAACGAAGCAAGGTCAAAAATGGATTTAGAACCTTACGAGGGTGGCGACAAATTTTATATAGGATTGCAAGGTGCATTGGTAGATCCAACGCTACAACCACAAGGCATAGACGAACACGATCCTACAAACGAACTACCACAAGAATAATGCCATATTCAATTTCTACGGAAGCTGAAGATTGCAACGGTTTTGCAGTAGTAAAAGATGATGACAATTTTATTATGGGTTGCCACGAAACAGAAGAAAAAGCAAAAGACCAGATAACAGCATTAAATATTGCAGAAGCAGAAAGCGAAAGACAAGCAGACGCAAGTCAAGATATATACGAAACAAAAGAAGAAGCTGAAGAAAAAGCAAAACAAATTGGTTGCGTAGGATCACACACACACGAGATTGACGGCAAGACGTATTATATGCCGTGCGACAATATGAAAGATTACGAAGATATAACTGGTATGAAACATAAAGATGATGATGATACAACACTTGTAAGTTATAACAGCGAACAAAGACAAGTAGATAGAACACCACCTAAATTTATGCAAGAAAACGCAGAACGTGGTTTAGATAATCTTAATAAGGCAGGGGACGGTTTAGTTGATGAAACAATTAGACAAGCGCGTATTATGTCTAGGGGTGAACAATTAAGTATAGACAAGATTGTAAAAATAGCAGCGTGGCATAAAAGACACCTTAGTGATTTGGACAGAGAAAAAACAAATCCAAATGATCCAGATACTTGGAGAGCTTCAGATGTAGCATTTTTACTATGGGGTTCTAATCCGTGGACAAAACCAATGGGTGCAGCAGATTGGGCAGATAGAAAGATTGCACAACTTGTTAGTGAGGGAAAACTAGAACCAAGACAAAAAGAAAGTGACAGTTCTACACCAGCACCTAAAAAAGACCAAGTGCAAGGCAGTAAGAAAAATCCAAAAGGTTCTGCAAGTGGTAAAAAAGGTGGTATTGATTTTAGCGAAAGTACACAAAAATCTATTAGGGGAAGAATAGAAAAACATAATGAAGATGTTGAGGGTATGGCAGATTGGCGTAAATTAAAAATGGGAATTGCAAAGGCAGTTGTTAGACGTGGATTTGGTGCATATTCAACAAGTCATAGACCGGGTGTTAGTCGTCAAGCGTGGGGACTAGCTAGGTTACGTGCATTTAGTTACTTACTAAAAAACGATAGACCACAAAATCCAAAGTACAGATCAGACAATGATCTGCTACCAACAGAACACCCACGATACAGTAAAAAGGAAGAAAAAATGAGTACACAACACTTAGACGTGTTTGATAGACCAGTTGCTATATCACAAACACTAGAAACACAAAAACGTAACACTATTCTTAAAGAAATGGATAAGCAAACTGAAAATAGAAGTTTTACATTTAGTGCAGTAGAAGAACGCAATAGTAACGATAACGATACATTGTTGTTTACAGGTTACGCTTCTGTATTTGATAAACCTTATGGTGTAAGGGACAGCAGGGGACAATATAACGAAACAATAAAACAGGGTGCGTTTAAGAAAACATTAAAAGAACAAGATGACGTAAGATTTTTAGTTAATCACGACGGTATTCCGTTGGCTAGAACTTCATCTGGTACATTACAACTTGAAGAAGATGACTATGGTTTATTTGTACGAGCTGAATTAGATCCAAGCAACCCAACCGTTGCAGAAGTATCAAGTGCTATGAAACGTGGCGACTTAAATGAAATGTCATTTGCTTTTGCAGCTATTAAAGACAATTTTGATAATAATGGTGAAAATAGAGAAGTAAACGAAGCACGATTATTTGATGTATCAGTTGTAACATATCCAGCTAATCCGTGGGCAGGTGCAAAACTTCGTGGAGTAGATATAGAGAACTTGCACAAAGAATTAGTTGAAGCTAGAAGTGGCGAACAAGCAACTGAAATATTAGAAAGTTTTATTAACCAAGTCGCTGATGGTGATAACGTTGATAAAAAGCGAAGCAATCCTAAAGTGGATTTATTAAAAATGAAACTTGAAAGGGACGGTATTCGCTAAAGACGTATAGCCGTGGTTATAGCCGTGTATCACACTTGACTAC